TCTGTACATACAAGAGTATTGGTGCCCACGTGGATTTGTTCCAATTTGTTATCGTACAAGTTCTTTATCATGTACTTCTACATCTTTACCATTGATGTAGTTCAGACTATATCTTCACCTATACAGGTGTTACGCGCTCGTGGAAATTTCATCCGTTCTGGATTAATTTTTCTAGTCGTTGAACCTTCCAGTTATTCCTAACTGACTTGGCTGCTGATTGTCCTTGTTTAAGGAGGAGTTCCAGCAATTCACGTAATTAAGAGACCAACAAATTTAATCTCTTGAGATGTCAGCTGATACTGTTCGTAAAGCAGCGCACCCATTAAACCTAAAGAAAGGTAGGAGAACAAAGAATATAGCTCGTTCTGCGACAAGTGCTTTAGTAAGGGTATGGTCAGGGTGTTGAATCCAAGCATCTCTTAATTTAATTGCTTCTTTTTCTGCATTTTCATCTGCGCCATAGGCATCTACTACATATTGGAGCGCGATATCATGCTTTATTTCGTCTTTTACATTGCTCTCTAAGAGAGTCCTCGCAGATGCGGGAACCTCCTTATCAAGTGCTTCTGTAATGAAGTCACCAACTGGTAACTCCATGTGGCGTATTGCGAGAGCACGGAGGATGGTCTCCTCCGCTCCATCTCTAAATTTTCCAGGTGTTGGTTTAACTGGTGTCCAAGTTCTTTTACGGTTAAGTAACTTTTCATATGGGTTCATTCTTGACAATCACATGTAATGGGTTCGTTATTTAATATCCCTTGCAAATAATCTTCGACTTCAGCTTTATCTATAGCGGCGTATGCGTCGCTCTTATCCTGAACGTCTCCCATAATTTGCAGTGCATAATATAGGGATGTTTGAGGGGACCGAAGCCACTCTTCCACGAACTCATTGTCGTATTCCACAACATCACTCCAAGAGTTAAAGCTGTAGCCATGAAGAAGCCCTGTTTTATTTAACATATACATCAGTTGATCAGCCACCTTCTTATAGGCATCCCAACCAACTTCACTAGCGATTTCTACATCG